GAAATCGAATTGTTGCGTGGTACGATCGAAAAAAAACCAGATTTAACGATTGTAACCATTACGTTGGATCAATCAAAAAAACAAGAATTAAAACGAAGAATTAACCAAGCCATGTTCGATAATCGTCCAGGCTATTTAAACAATTGAAATTATGATGAAACGAGGAATGCTTGCGGCTATGGGCGCATTTTTAATGGGTGGCGAAAAGCATATGGAAGATCCAATGTCTGAAACGGGATCATTGTTGTCTGCATTAAGTAGAAAACGTGGATCAACCAAAATTCGACACAAACAACCACTGAACAAAAAACAAAAACAAGCACGCAAAAAAACAAAAGCCCAAAAAAAAGCCAGGAAAATCGAACGTCATAATCGAAAACATTAGTTGCGTGCGTTCTTTTTGTCTCAGAGGAACCCCGTAGCGTAACGCGGGGTTAAACGATCGGTGGCTGAATGGAAACACCATGATAAATCATGCGAATGTGGGTTCGAATCCCGCCCGATCGGCAATTTTAAAATCAAAACAATCAATTATGACCGTTGAAGTCGTTATTGCCTTAATGCAAGGCTTTACATACATATCAATATCATGTGATAAAGATGTGTCGTTATCCTGGGAACAAGTGCAACGAATAAAAGATGAATTTTTTCCAAATACTTCATTCATCGAAGTTTACCCACCAAAAAATCAAGTGGTAAACAAAGCAAACGTTCGACATTTGTTCGATTGCTATTCAAATCGAATCCCAACGATCGAGGACACGGTACAACAAGCAATAAAAATTGATCACGAAACATTTGAATTATGATCGATCGTAATTCCATAATTTTCGGTGATTGTTTGGAAGTAATGAAAAACATTGAAGACCATTCAATTGATATGGTTTTATGCGATTTGCCATATGGCACAACGGCATGTAAATGGGACACCATAATTCCTTTTGATTTGCTTTGGATTCAATACAATAGAATTGTTAAACCGAATGGAGCTATTGTATTAACCGCATCACAACCATTTACCACAATTTTGATTGCCAGTAATATTCAAAATTTCAAGTACGAATGGATTTGGATTAAATCGCGAGCAACTGGATTTCTGCAGTCAAAATATATGCCTATGAAAACCCACGAATCGGTGTTGGTATTTTGCAATGAAAGTGTGCCAACTTTCAACCCTCAAAAAACCAGAGGTCATAAGCCTACAAATGCCGCGCAAGGTTACGGGCATTCCCCAACTTTTGGTAAATCAAAAAAAAGGAATTACAAAGGAGGTGACACCGAAAGAATGCCGAAAAGCATTTTGGATTTCAAATCTGAGCGTGGACTACACCCAACTCAAAAACCTGAAACATTATTCGGTTACATGATCAAAACATACACCAATGAAGGTGATTTGGTTTTGGATAACTGTTGTGGATCTGGAACAACTGGCGCGGCCGCAAAAAAATTGAATCGTGATTACATTTTGATCGAAAACGACCCAGAGCATTACCAAACAGCAAAAAACCGCGTTCAAAGCGACCAAATAGAAATTTTTTAATCCGTACCGGTACGATAGTGTGGTACTAAAATAAAAACAGTATGAAATTAGAAGAAGAAATCAGGGTTGGTAACTTAATTTACGGCCATTACGAAGATTCAAACGACAAAACGAAACGCGCAATATGCCGCGTAATGGGTGTGGATGAAACTGGCGATTATTTGGGCGAAGGATGGAAAATAATGGTCGATTCCAAAAATAAAGCAGACTATTTCGATGAATTTAAGCCAATACCACTTGATACAAGATGGTTATTGCAATTCGGGTTTAAAAATACAGCTGGTTCATTTTATCGTTTAGGTCCATTAGTCATTGAAGTAAATTCGAACAAAAGATGCACATTAAACGATCATTTCATTTGCAACTTACCATATGTACATTCACTTCAAAACTTGTATTTGGTTTTGACTGGTTACGAATTGGAAACAAAGTTTTGATCATGGGATGTGAATTTACAGACATAGACTTTGGCGCATGTGGTTTGCCATCAAATGAAGATTTGCAAAAACAACATCGTGAGTTCATCGCGTCAATAATTGCCATTGATCAACCATCCGACAAAACGCAATCATTGTTTTGCTTGATTTGTAAAGAAGCCAATGATATATTGCGCGTGGAATGGAACAACGGCCCGTTGCGCCCTGATTGCGATGGCATATTGATGGATCACGAAATGTTCCCAAAAATAACTTTCAAATACGTTGTTGAGTATATCAGTGACGGGGTATTCACCAAAAAAATGTTCAATTGATGGGATCACGAAAACACATACTGGACGTTTGTTGTGGATCAAAAATGTTTTGGTTCGATAATCACCATCCAAACGTTTTGTTTTCTGACATAAGGAGCGAAGAACACGAATTATGTGATGGTCGACACCTGTAAATAAAACCAGACATAATTGCAGACTTTCGAAACCTTCCATTTGAAAATGAATCATTCAAATTGGTTGTATTCGATCCACCTCATTTCAAACACTTGGGTAAATCATCCTGGATGGCAAAAAAATACGGTGTATTGGGTTTCGATTGGAAAAACGACATAAAAGTTGGATTCCAAGAATGCTTTAGGGTGTTGGAAAATCAAGGTGTTTTGATATTCAAGTGGAACGAAGCACAAATAAAAACAAAAGAAATAATCGAATTGGCAGGTCAAAAACCAGTGTTCGGACATTTAACGGGGCGATCGGGAAAAACAGTTTGGCTTTGCTTTATGAAAAACGTATGACATGAGTACAACAGAAGAAGCTCGCGCATTATTTTGCGTAATTGATTTACAAGGTCAAACCAATAGCATTGATCGTCAAATCAAAGACTTGGAAAAAACCAAAAAAGCTTTGAATAAAAAGTGCGATGAATACAAACGTGTTTTGTACAGTTCCATCGAACGAAGCAAATCACACATTTACATTTCGAATCACAAAGGAGATTTTCGTGTTGAAATACCGCAGACTTGCGAACCCGATGAAAAATGGCCAATCGAAATCGAAAAAATTGAGTTCAAAAAATGAAAATTGCACAAAACCGAAAATCAATTAGGATGATTTGGCCGTTATACGCAGTTTATTGGAATCCTTTTTATTACTGTTTTTACATTCCATGTTTCACGATAGCCATAATTGTTTTCATCACCGATGATAGGCCACCTTGGGAAACTTACAATATCAAACATGGGTTTCAAGACTGGGTACAAGCGTTCAAAAATCTTACCTGGTATTAGTGTTAATCAACAATTCGTATATTTGTTCATATGCCTGTTAAAAAGGACAAAACGGACAAAAACAAGAAATTGATGCTTGACGCCCTTGAAAAGTATTTGGGGCGCGTTACGGACGCTATAAACGACACTGGCTTATCGAAATCCAATTATTACCAATGGTTGAAAGACGATCCAGAGTTCGCAAAAAGTGTCGAAGAGATCAACGAAGTGTCTTTGGATCACGTGGAATCAATGTTGATTAAAAGAATCAATGGTTATTCATACGTTGAAAGTGTTCGTGAGCGCGACCCAATTAGTAACGAAATGGTTGTGGTTAAGCAAACACAAAAACACGTGCTACCAAATGTCCAGGCAATCACATTTTATTTGGAAACCAAAGGCAAAAAACGTGGTTACGGCCGCAAACTGGATGTCGAATTGAACGACAAAACCGTTTCTGATCGAACATCGTTCAGCCTTAAAAAAGTTGGATAATGGACATTAAAGATTTACTCGACCTAAAAATCAACAATTTCAAATTTGGTAAGCGATCCGAAGATTGTTTGGCTACATGCCATCCAGATTTAGTTTTGATCCACACTGTTGGACTTGCAACATGTCGTGTTGATTACGGTATTATTGAAGGTGCGCGAACCATCGAATTACAACGCGAATATTTCCGTGATGGTAAATCGCGAGTTAACCCCGATCGTTACGATTCAAAAACGTTGGTTCAAAAAGGCAAACACTTGGTAAACGAATATGAACCATTGTCACGTGCAACCGATATGATTGCAGCTGTTCCAGGTAAAAAGAAATTGGCGTTCGATGAAGTTCATTTGTCGTACATCGCTGGTCATTTGGTTGCGGTTAGCCATATGCTTTACGCAATGGGACACACAACACATTTGTTGCGTTGGGGTGGAAATTGGGATAAAGATGGAAACCTCATCACTGACCAAAAGTTGATCGACATGCCGCACGTGGAATTATATTTGCCATGACCGATGATGGCATGTTTATTTTCATGGTTGTATTGCTTGTAACAACAGGCGCAATGTTTGTCGGTGTAATCACATTCGACATAATCCAATACCGAAAACGTAACAAATGGAAAAAACGAAACCGCCAGTAGTTGAAATCGAAAGTATTTACCTGGATGAAAACTATTACGAATGTGATGGAACTGGCAGAAGGTGGTACGCTCCAGACTTGATCAGGGCATCAGAAGGTTTGCCAATATTTGATTTGCCAATGGCTGGTATTCGACTGGATCAATTGAAATTCGGTATTGATGACGCAATGGATTTCGTACACCACATGAAACGAATTATGGAATGTGATTTACGTTGTCCAATCATACTTGATGATCAAGGGATTATTTGTGATGGCGTGCATCGAGTTCATAAAGCCTTATATTTGGGGCATTCAACAATTAAAGCAAGGCGATTAATGAAGATGCCACCAGCGTCCGTTATCGCCAAAACTGAATAATGATGTTATGGGACTATTCGACAATAAATTCACACGTTGGTTAAATCGTGGTAAACCGATCGTAAAAGAAAAGCCACGCAAAAAGTACATGTATATCGTTTCTGCAGAAATACGAGACGATCAAAAAATGATGATTGATTTGAAATTCAAATGCCCTGGCAATTCCAAAAAAGAAGCCATCCAGTATTTTGATGACAACATCCATGTGCATTTTAAAGGTGCTGTTCGCGATCGAAAAAAAACCAATCGAAAGCGTAATTTCGAATCAATGCAACAAAAGTGAAGCCTGAAAAGGGTGTGTGTTCAAGTTGCGGTGCTAATCGTTGGTACGCACACAAGGCGAAAAAGCTGTGTAAATACTGTAATGAGAAACGCAAAGCATCCGAAAAGAAAGCGCGTGGTAAAAAACCATATGCGTATAAACGCAAACCAACCGGTGAAAGAGACGTATTTATCGAGATATGGAACGAACGGCCACATGAATGTGAACATTGTGGTAAGCCTTTAAACGAACCACTTGTGCATTATTTCGCGCACATTAAACCTAAAAGAACACATCCAGAACTCAGGTTGAAAAAGTCAAACATTCGTATCTTGTGTTACGATTTTACCAATGGTGAAGATGGATGCCATTGGTGTTTCGATCATGGCACGCCAGAACAATTTGAAGCTCGAAAAGACAAATACAGATGAACCCGAATCAATTGATGTAAGCGCACCGCAAGAAGCGCTTTGCAATGCGATTTCACAACGTTTGTTGTTTATGGCTGGTGCTGGATCTGGTAAAACCCACGTAATGGGGTTGATCAGTGCCGATTTCATTATAAATCATCCACATGTTTGCGGTTTCATCGGTGCCAACACATACGGGCAGTTATCAAAAGCCACATTAAAGCGCATATTCACCGTTTGGAAAGACGTTTTCGGTTGGACTAATGGTGTTGATTACATCGTTGATCGAAAGCCGCCCAAATCGTGGATTAAATTTGATGTTGAGCTGAAAGACTACAAAAACACTATATCATTCGATAATGGGTGTTTGATATTGTTGGGGTCACTCGACAATTATAAAGCGATTGACGGTACTGAATTTGCATGGGCTTTATTGGATGAAACCAAAGACACCAAGGAAGAAGCAGTAAAAGAAATCATCGTTGGTCGATTGCGTCAAGTTGGATTGTGGGTTGATAAACACAACACCATTTACAATGACCCAAATAAAATCAAAGGCGAAGATGTTGTTGGTTGGCAACCGCTTTATATTTTCACTTCACCTGCACGTGTTAAGTGGATAAACGATTGGTTCGAGCTTGAAGGGGATTATGACCAAATCAATTTGAAAATAAAATCACCTGGCGAATTTTACCACGTTGAATCGATCAATAAATGCGTGATCATTTCGTCCACGTATTTTAACCAACATAATTTACCACCAGGATATATCGAAAGCCGTTTGGAATCATGGAAAGGTGATCAAGCAATGATTGACCGTTTGATTTATGGTTCTCCAGTTTCAAAAACAGGTGGTGAATGGTTTACAAGCTTTTCCAGGGAGCAACACGTTATGCCATGCACGTACGATCCATCACTTCCATTGCATATAACGTTGGATTTCAACGTCAATCCATACATGACGTTATTGGTTAGCCAGTTGCATGAATCTGATGACCCTAAATACGACTATATTGATCGAACATTGCGCGAGTATTGTTTGAAAAACCCGAAAAACAACACTGAGGACATATGTACAGACTTTTTGTACGATTATATCGAAGCTGAAACAGGGTTGTTTTATTATGGCGATCCATCGGGGAAAAACAGGCAAACAGTTTCCAAAGACTTGAAACACAACTATTCAACATTGGAAATGGTATTGCGTCCAATGCTGCACAGCACATCCGATCGTGTTTTACATCGCGCGCCAACGTTGGTAAAATCAAAACACTTTTGTAATCGGTACATGAATGGAACATTGCGAATAAAATTCGAAATTGATCCATCATGCAAAAACACCATTAATGATTTCGAGTATTTAAAAGAAGGACCAAACGGTGGTTACAACAAAGAAAAAACCACAGATCCAGACACAAAAGTTTCATACGAAAAATTGGGGCATTGTGCTGATGCATTCAGGTATCGTATAGTAAAGCAATTCGAACAACTGTATGAAAGGCTCGCAGCTCATAGATGATATTTGTAATGGACAATGTGTGTCCTGGCATTTGTATCTCGATATGGATGAATTTATTTCCATACTCGACAAATACGACATCAACGAATTGTACGAAATATGGTTGTTGCTCGACAATCGTAAAATAGCATTGATGCCATATGTCCATAAACGCATAAAAGACTTTTCTGAAAAATATTTTGATTGACTTTGTGTGTAATATATATTTTTATATATTTGACATATCAAAACAATCATTATGAATCAAGCTGATAAAAAATTATTGCACCAAGACATCCTTTATAGGGATTGGGAAAAATTGGTAATCCAAGTTTTGGATGTAAATTCTTACAACGAAGGTGAATCACCAACTTTTGAAAAAATCGAAACAATTGAAAACGATTGCGTGACAACATCGGATTCGGACCTTTATTTTGGTTGCGAAAACATTTACTGGAAACCCGTTTTGAATCCCATTCGAGACATAAACAATTTTACGTTGATAATAGCAATGCGTGAAACTTCATATACCGGAATTTTACGTGTGGCTGATATGTTGCCATATATTGAGCATGGTGGAACCGATTTATTGCCAATGTGCATTTATAAAAACTTAATGGATAAAAACTACGATTTGAATGGTTTGATTCCAAAAAAATTAGCATTCGATTCAACATTACTGAAATCAAATCCATACCCACGTTAAAATCAAAACAATGAAACTAATCGAAGTCAACGAAGAAACTGGCATGGCCACATACCAATGTGAATCATGCGATGGAAAAGGTGAACGAGAATACATGAAAAATTGTACCGTTCCAATTTCACAATGCTGCGGTGGATGCACCGAAACCTTACCGTGCCATGAATGCAATGGCACCGGAACAATCGAAAAAGAATACGAATCAAACAATCAATAAAATGAAATTCCTTTCAATACAAAACAACGGACATTTGGACATTAGAATATTGTCTTTAATGGGTGGTACAACAAAGCGTGACAATTCAGAATTAATTGGAAATTTCGGTACTGGATTAAAATACAGTATCGCTTATTTGTTACGAAACGACATTTGTTTCAAAGTGTTCATTGGCACTGAAGAAGTGAATATTTCAACCATTACTGAAACCATCAGTTCAATTGATTTCAACATTGTTACAATCAATGGCGAAAAAACATCAATAACTGATTCAATGGGTGTGGATTGGGAACCTTGGATGATCGTTCGTGAACTTTATTCGAATGCATTGGATGAAGGTGGTGCAAAATACCAATCAATTGATGAATCAAACGTTTGTGGGATTAACGGAAAAACCACAATTTTCATCGAGTTAACACCTGAGTTCATGGAAGTGTTTAACAGTTGGGAAGATTATTTCATTGTTGGAAAAGAACCTTTTTATGAAGACGATAACGTTAAAATTTACCCGCAATCTGGTGGGCTTAAAATTTATAAGCAAGGTATTTTGATTCATCAATTGAAACAAGAAAGTTTGTTTAATTACGACTTCAAAAAAGCTGAATTGAACGAATTGCGTGAATACAAAGGTTACCTGGAATATGATGTTTACAATGCGATCACACAATTGAAAGACGAAAAGTCAATTCAATACTTCATTGAAAACCTAAATGATGATTTGTACGAATCAACAGTTGATTACAATTATTCATGGAGCAAAGGATTCAACGATGTTTGGGAAAAAGTGATCGGTGGCAGCAAGATTATACACCAAGAAGCCAAAACAAATTTGAATGCGCGCGGCATTGAAGTTGATGAAGCCGCCACGATCGTTGTTCCAAAAAAATTGTATCGTGGGTTATCTAAAAAGTTTCCAAGTGTTGGTGCGCTTCGAGTTTCAAAAGAAATCAATGATTTCTATGAAATTTACCATGAGGGCTTACACGACAAAATCAAAAAAGCGCAAAGCCTTTTGGAAAATGCTGGTTATTTTATAGATCCAGAATTAAAATTCATTTACGGTGTATTCGGTGACAAAACAGTTTTGGCAAAAGTTGATTTGGATAGTAAAACGATTTACATTTCCGAAAAACACTTGGACACTGATTTGTTTAGTGTGATGACGATGTTGGTTGAAGAAAACGAACATTATAAAACTGGATTCCAAGACCACACCAGACAATTCCAACAACACTTTATCAATTTGTACGTCAATTCAATTTGTGAAAAATCATCAATTGATTTAATCCAATAGTCATGCAAGAAACAATCGAAACAATTATCCAAACAGTCGCCACTTTATTCATGGGGTTCATTTGTTACCGTTTAGGTCGATTCGCTGAACGAAATGATTTGTCGATCAGTCAAATTTTCGCGTCCAAATTGGATGAAATGAGTGATGCGATTGAAAATCAAAACAAGCATTACGACAATATGAAAGCTTTGGATTTAAATAAATTCCCACGCAAAACAAATAAAGCTTGGTTGGCCGATGTTGTAGTTGCTTCAAATAATGGGTGGATCATAGATAAATTTGACCCCAATAATGGTACGGTTAATTTTGTTCGAACTGATGGTAAACTCAAAATAATCGTGTATTCGACAACAAAAACGATCAGGGTTCAAAACCGAAGCAATGGCAAAACATTTAAAGATTGCGATGTCGATTTTGTGATTTCTAAATTCGAAACACCAACTTTCTGATATAATTTTATATATTTGCATTGTTGTAATGCGCCACAACTTACCGAACCCGTGATTTGAGGGATCAATAGCGGGTTCACTTTTTAAATCAAAACAGTCAAACAAATGTATCAACCGATCACACATTTACCGTTTTCAAAACGGTTTGGAATCGCGATCAAATCGTTGTTCCAAAAAAAGAAATTGGTTCAATTGGTAAACGAATATCGTTACCAAGAACACACCAAAACAAAGTCCGAAACCACAACGGAATTGCAAATTAAATTCAATGCGGAGTTCGAAAACAAAATGCGAATGGCATATTTCAATCGAATGCCCGAAGACAAAGTGTTTTTTCATCCTGGCAGTAAAGAATCATTGATCATGGTTCCGTTCACCGATGAACAAATTTTTGATGACGAGTTCATTGATCCGGTTCGTGAAATCATGCAAACAAACGCACCGAAAAAGGCTAATAAATTGAAAGTTCCATTCGCGAACACACAAACGCTTCCGTACCTGAGACGCTCAGCATCCGAAGCATTGGCAAAAGAATTAATCAATCAAGGTGCTTTGGAATGGCGTTTCAGCGAAGACAGCCACCATGTTGAATTTTACGTAAACTTTTACAAATGATTGACCCATTAAAATTACAGCTTGGTAACGCGGTCACATTGGATGGTGAAAACCATTTTGTTGTTTCGATACGAACAAGAAAAATTGGTTTAGTCCCGTACAACGGAAGTGGTTTTGGAGTGGATTGGCGTCCTGAAGATATTGATCCAATCAAAATAACACCTGAATGGTTAAAACGATGTGGTTTCGAAAAAAGAATGGTAAACGGTGTAGTCGAAACATGGTTTATAAAATGCACACCAAAAGGATATAAACATGAATATGTGTTGGAATTTTGGTTTGGCGCTATGAAATCAACACCAAAAGGTGTTTGTGATCGACAGTATTGGAAAACGTTTAATACAAGTGGTGTTATGCATGATTTTGGATTAAAATACATCCACGAATTACAAAACACGTATAAAATGATTTGCGGGAGGGATTTGATATGATCAATAACGATTTATTTTGGTGCCGCGCACAAAGATTGGAAGACGGCCAAACGGTTTACGGGAACGTACATTTTTCGAACAATGGTGAATTGGCGTACATTACCAATCCCAATCCACCCGCTGAAGATGCGTGGGCGTTTTGTTACGAAGTCGATCCAAAGTCGATCTGCAGAACCACGGGGCGTAAAGTTGGCGATCGAATTATTTGTGAAGGTGACGTTTGGCAATATTACAATCGAATTGGTATGATCATTTATGATATTGATTCATGTTCATTTGTTATGCATTCTCCATATGACGATCACAAAGTTGTATTGGCAAAATACGTTGTAAATGACGAAAACTTTAAATTCATGTCACACATACAAGATGATCCAGTTTTATTGGATGTTTTGCATGGTAAAAAACAAAATTAAAAGTCGATCAAGTTGTCGTTGTGTACTAATCCGCAACCACGTTGGGATTCAATGACGCTTTGAGTGCGCACAGCCATGATGTTGGCACATAAATATCATGGTTATGGAGATATAGCTCAGTAGGTAGAGCGCTGGACTGAAAATCCAGGTCGTCACCAGTTCGATTCTGGTTATCTCCACTAAATGAGGGCGATGTTGGCAGCAACAGCGGTTCGATTCCGTTCATGTATCGGGTGGACACCATGCCACTGGTGCCGGTCATGTAGCCCCATTTTTAAATCAAAAACAAAAAAAATGGATGAAATCACATTCCCTTACCAATTCAAATTGGGGCAAAAATTTGGAATCAATGAATTAGAATTTATTTTGGATAGAGCCAGAGAAAATGGATTCGAAAAAGTTCAAATCAATTTGGTGTCACCAGATGGCGATGTTGAAATTGAAGGGAAAGCGCTGCCATTTGGTTTGCGCTTTTTTTGTGACCGAAATAAACCATCCTGAATTTTCGTATTTATTATCTTGCGATTCAAACGTATCAATATGCCATTAACAAGATTGAATGCCGCGAAAAAATTGATTTTCGCGATTAAAGGTTATCGACACAAGTATTACCAACGCGTAACAGCTTTGGCCGATGAGTATTACAAATTAATTTCGGGTGACGGTGTTGATACGCTTTTGCGCCAATACGTAAAACGTGAAACGGAAGCTGATTTTAAACAGCGTGTTGATATTACCGAAGCAATTACACCCGCGGTTTCCGAAAAAATCATGTCACCATTCGAAAAAGTTGGTCGAGTGGACAACGTATTGAAGCGAATGCGATTCGATCAAGATGAAAACTTGGAAAAGCGTAATGAATTAATCGAAACACTCGAAACATTTCATGGTGACGAAGATTTGGACAGTTACATGGAAACATCATACATCAACAATTCATTTATTGATCCAAACATGTTTATTGTAGTTGATTTCGAAGAATTTGATGCGAGATTAAACGAAAAGCCACAACCATTTCCAGTTGAAATACCAAGTTATGATGCTTTGGATTTCAAATACAAAAACAACAAATTGAAATGGTTAGTTGTAAGGCGACCAATAACCATAACGAACGTTGATTCCGATGGAAAAGAAGAGCACATCGAAACGTACAGGTATGCGATTTACATGGACAATGAAATCATTGAGTTAAAACCGTTGAGGTTGGCCAAACAAGATGGTGAAACGGCAAAATCCACATTGCAAGTTGATGAAGATGGTGAATTGATTACCGATGATCAAATAGTTTTGAAAGCCGAAAACGAAAAATCATCAATGGTTTATCAAATTTCAATTTTGGAACCGATGGCCGGAATGGTTCAAGCTATTCGAATCGGGTATAAAAAAGACCTCGTAACCAAAAATAAAACATTCATTTCACCATTGCATTCGGCATTACCCAGGATGCGAAAAACTTTGAAGTCCGTTTCAGAACTTGATTTAACCGCAACGTTGCACGCGCACCCGCACAAATACCAGTTCATGGAAAAGTGCAAAGGGCCTTCGCCAACAACGCCATGTCAAGACGGTATGCTTTCAAAAAACCAAACTTGTCCAAAATGTAATGGAAGTGGTTGGGACGTTCCAACGTCAGCGCAAGACATGATCATAATGCCATTGCCAAAGCACCCTGATGACATGTTGGATTTGTCGAAACTTTCATATTTCGAATCACCACCAATAGATTTGTTGGAATGGCAAGAAGCTTACACGGACAAATTGGAGCAAGAATGTATAAAAGACGTTTTCGTTTCTGAAACATTTAACCGCAAAAAAGGTGCTGCAACGGCAACGGAAGTTGTCATCGACATGCAAAGCGTTTACGACACTTTGTTTCGATTCGCAAAGCAATACTCCAAAGTTTGGGTGAAAATGGTTCGATTGAGCGCCATATTTACATCAAACAGCGATGGATTAAGTGTTTCACACAAGTTCCCAAAAGATTTCAAGTTGAAAACGGTGGAACAATTGATTTCAGATTTGAAAGCTGCACATGATGCTAATGCACCGGATTTCGTAAAAACAGAAATTGAAAGAGACATCGCCAGGGGGTTATTTTTGGACAACCCAAGAATGTTGAAGATTTTCGATGTAAAAGAATCTCACCGACCATTTAAAGGGAAAGACAAAGAAGAAATAATGTTTATCGTTTCTTCAGAAATGGCAGATAAATACGATCGCGTTTTATGGGCGAACTTTGAAGCTATTTTCAGGAAGCTCGAACAAGACCAATTGGAAAAGGAAATTGATTTTTACGATCTTGGTTACAAAAAACGAACTGAATTGTTGGATGAGGTTGTAAAATCGTTTATTGACAGTACCACACCAGCGCCACCAAGACCTTTCGTTGAACTTGACGAGTAATGCCACAAGATCCAAAAAAAGCCGTACAAAAAAGAATATCATTTCTTTCCGATCGTGAAAACAAATTGAAAAAACGCGTATCATCAATTGAGCGCAAATTGTTTTCCATTATAACATCCAGGTTGTTGAATGATTTAGACACCGATGCGGGGGCGATAAAATCAACGCAATCAAACATAAAGTTGACGCAACGAATTGATAGACTATTCAATGATTTCAAAAAAGATTTCAATTCGGTTGTAATTGGACAATTAATTGATGATTTATTCGGTACTTTGAAATTAAACGATGATTATTTCAACGATTTTTCGAATGCGAAACGTATAAAATCAATCAAGCAAAAAAACCGATCCATCATGTATGCGAGGTTGGGCGTTACATCGAAAGGAAAAGTGATTGAAGGTGGTTTCATTGACAATTTTTTAAATGACACTTCAATAAAAACTGAGGTCGTCAATGCCACGATCGCAAATGTTACATCACGCGCACCAAAAGCCGCATTGCGTGATGAATTACAAACATTAATTATTGGAGCGCCTGACGCGGCTGGTGGTCGACTTCAATCTCAATATCGAACGTTTGTTTACGATACATACCAGGAGTTTGACCGATCATATGGTCAATTGTGGGCCGATGAATTGAAATTAACTGCATTTCTTTATTTGGGTGGTAAAATCAAAACAACTAGGAAGTTTTGTTGCGAACGAAATGGTTTAGTCTTTACCACTAAAGAAGCGATGGAATGGAAAAAAATGAATTTTGCTGGAAAACCCCGCGCTGGTTACAATCCATTGGTTCAATTGGGTGGTCATAACTGTAGACATTCAACCCAATGGTTAAGCAATGATCAAGCGTTATTATTTCGAAAAGATTTGGAAATAAAAGACGGTAAATTGGTTAAAAAACGAGGCGTTGAACCGCAAAAGTTGAATCAAGGTTGCGGGGGACGCATTTAATTTTGTATTATATTTGACCAAATTGATTTCAAAATGGGTGAAAAAACTATTTACGCAAAAAAAGGGAAACAAGTAAAAACATTCCCAATTTCACAATGGAAAGAAATGCCAAAACACAAGTATGGTTGGCGTCCATATATTCCAGAAGTGGAAGCAAAAACAGAACCAGCGGTTGAAACAACCACTACCGATACTGGTAAAAAACCCGAAGACATTATTAAAAGTGTTGATTTGGATGGGGGTGTAAAAGCCGTAATTTTGAAATTGAAAGAAATGGATGATGTTGATGCAATCAACGCATTCGTTGAAGGCGATGATCGAAAAACCGTTACTGATGCGGTTAAAAAGCGAATCGCTGAACTGAGTGAGTAATTTAAATCAGTTATCATGATTATTGTTCATAAACAAAACGGGCAAGAGCAAAAAGTCACCAAAGCGGAATGGGACAAATTCAAACCGCAAGTGAAAGAAATGTACCGCGTTAAATCGACCGGAACAGCTCAATTGCCTGAGGCCAAAAAAACGGCTGCCAAAAAAACGACTGGATAGTCCAGTTGGATTAATGATGTTATAACCAATAATTTTTTCGAATGAACGAAGAATTAAAAGCGTTACTATTTGGTTTGTTGCGGGTACAAACGAAAAAAACCGATGCTGAACTCCAACAGCTTCTTTTTGAAGGTGAAGGTGAAGACGAAAAATTGAAAGCTGATTCGCTTTCCACTTTGAAGGGTATTGATGCACAACGTGTTTCAACCTTGAAAATGGATGATGAAGCATTGAAAAAACTTAAAGGCGATGAGTTTAACAAAGGTTATCAAAAAGCCCAGGGTGAAACAATGTCGAAACTTGAAAAAGAAGCGAAGCAGAAATACGGTTTTGAGTCTGAAAAACAGGGACTAGAGCTTTTTATTGATCTCATTGATAATGAAAAATCGAAAGCTTCTGGGAAAGAAGGTGAAATCACTGATGATCAAGTGCAATCGCATCCCATGTTTGTTAAGTTGAAATCCGACCACAAAGTCGAAATTGATACTGTAAAAACAGACATGCAAAAAAAGATTGACGATCAAGTGGCTGAGTATCAAACCAAAGAAATGTTTGGCGAAATTGAATCGCTTGCACGTGGACATTGGAAAGAACAAAATGCCGTTTTCAGTGAAAATGCCACGATTGCAAACAACACGCAAAAAGTGATCTTGGATCGTTTGGGCGCGTTTAAATACCAAAAGAACGGTGATACATATGTGCCATTGGATTCAGAGGGTAAAGTGATCGACAACGGGCATGGACACCCTGTAACGCTTGAAGAACACATTCGAAAGCACACATCGGATTTTGCTACATACCAAAAAGTTAAGCAACGAAGCTCAACTGGTAATGATGATGTAAATGATGACCCGCCAAAGAAAACAGCCACAGCGTACAAAGGGCCAATTCCAAAAAACGATGACGAGTTCATCACTATGATGGAAAAAGCTGAAACACCAGAAGACCGAATTGCCATTAACAATGCATATCAAGAAAGTAAAAGTTCCTAATTAACCGAATTAGAAACTAATACTTTTTTAAGATGCCAACACCAGGTGATTTTAGTTGCGCTGAATTATTCAGTGTAAAAGCAAAAACAGAAGAAATTTGGGCGGACAACGCGGCTAACAGTGATTATGTCGCACACGTTGAATCAGCACGTGCCGTAATCGGTGAACAAAGTGCCAACATCAATGGTTTGCTCAATGACCCCGCAAAAGACCGAAAGGTTCAAGTTGAATGGATCGAACAATGTGACATGACGCCACAAGATTGTACCGATCAATGTGGATTCCCAAATCAAAACCAAGCGCAAGCCAATTGCAAGGAATACGAAATTGACCAATGTAAAGAGGTTTCATTTACGATTTCTGATGAGGTATTCAGGACTTCTTCATTTAGCCGTGATGAAGTTTTGGCAAAACAGCTTTTGAAAGCAGATAAAGCTCTTTCTGAAAACCTCGCACGCGCGATTGTTGCCGCAGTCGATTCATTTGCTGGTGTAAACCAGTTGACCGATGGGATTGGTACTGTTCAAGGGAATACAACATACGTAGGCGCCTCATATTGGACGCCAGACATCGTTGCATATTTGATTCGAACTGGATTGATCAACCAAATGAACAACACATACCAGTTAAATGGTAACAATCTTTTTGAAAATTCTTTGCTCGTTAATTTCAATCAAGATCCAGCGAAAGTTGGAGACAAAAACAAATTGGCAGCATGGAAACAATATTGGGATTTGTTCAATGTTGATTCAACAATCGGTGCCAAAGTATCATATTTGATCGACCGTGGCGCATTGGCAGTGGCTCACAAAGCACGTTATTCTTCCACACCTCAAACATGGGGTAATGGTTTGAACCAAACACGCTTTAAAATGCCATCGCAAAACCTTGCTGGTTTGCCAATCGACATCGAATGGGACATCAGATACAGAACCCGTTGCCAGGGTGATGATGTGTTCCACGATTACGTTGCCACATCACGTTATGGTATTTTCCAAAATCCACTTAATTCATGTAACGAGGACATCACTGGAATCTTACGTGTTGAGTGTGGAAATGCACCAGCGGTTCCGGCAACCTAACATGTGACCATATCGCACCAAATGAAAAGCCCTTCCACTGCGAGGGGCTTTTTTTTTATCTTTGGTTAAAATCGAAAACAATGATTCTTGAGTGTTTAGAACAAATTATTGGCCTATCTGAAACAACGTGTGATTGTTTCGATCCAAAGCCCGCTGATTATGACAAATCAAACAGTGGTTTGTTTTTGGATCAATTACCAGGAATCGATTTACAGATTGCGGCTTCACCAAGCCCATGCGAAAAAGGTGGTGTTTGGGATTTAATGAGTTTGGCGCGTAAAAACGCCATCAAAGAATTTCAAACGGATTTATTCGCTTGCATTGCTTCGGTTTCCAAAGCGAAAAGAAAAAATTATCGTGGGACAATTGGTGAACCTGATTGGACAATGATTGAAACGCCAGGTGGAAACTATGTGGGATGGAAATTGACATCACCCAACATAAAAGATGCATATATTCGAATCAAATCCATTACCACCATCATGGATTCAAATGCGACATTCGACATTCAAGTTTATTCAAACATTGATCAAGAATTGGTGCATACGTTCACAGGAATACAATCCGAAGCGCTTAAACGCAAAAAAAATGATGTCGATGATTTGGTTTTGCCACTTTTCGATGAAAAATGTGGCGAAGAATTGATTTATTACATCGTTTATCAACCAACAACATTCAGTCCATTGGATAATGATATTGATTGCGGTTGCGGATCAAAAGATCGAAGCTATTTACAGTTTTTTGAACTAGATGGAACTTATGGGAATGACCCATCAACAAAATCGGGGCAAGAAAACTTCGTTGAATTTTCAAAAGCACAAGGTTTATGTATTCAAGCTGATGTGTTTTGTAGATTGGATGATGCAATTTGCCAATACACAGTTGACAACCATGATCCAATGTTTCAAGTTATGGCCAAAGCGATACAGTTCAAAGCTGGTGAATTTATGGCCGAATACATTTTGCAAAGTGGAAACATCAATCGTTATACTTTGCTTTCAAAAGAAAGATTGTGGGGTAAAAGAAACCACTATCAAACCCAATATAATACCCGAATAATGGCATTGTGTGGCGATGTTGATTTAACAAATTCGGATTGTTTCAGCTGCGAAAACCAAGTTATGCAAATGCATACTGTTCGATCATAATGGCATTGGATTTCGACATATTCGTTGACCGATTGAAATTATTACCAGGTAAATTCAATTCAGAACTACCAAATGTGGTTTTGGGTATTGGTCGTGGTTTGAAATCTCAAATTCAATTCAGAATACAAGAACGTGGAATTGGATCTGATGGCACACCATTGCCTTCATACAGCAAAAAAAAAGTTCCCGCATACTTTTATTTGGGTCGATCGCTTAATCAAACGGGTGAATCACAAGTTTTGGATGCCGCAGCCAATGGCGAAGGTGTTTCGTATGAAGAATTTCGTGAATTTCAAGGCCTTCAAACTGGACATACTGATTTAACTTTCACCGGTGATATGTGGCGTAACATTGATTTTGCACAATCAGGAAACGTGAATCGTTATGTGGTCGTGGTTGGACCTACCAACAAAGACGCGGAAGACAAATTGTCTTGGAATAGTGATCGTTACGGCCCTATACTTGAGCCTACAACCGAAGAAGTTGAACAAAACGTTGAAATTTTGGAAAATGCTTTGGTTCGATTGTTTAATGAATCATTCGAATAATGAACAGGGACATTGCCATCATATTGAAAAACTTGGTTGAACCATTGGGATTCAGTGATAAAATCGCTGGATTGGTTCAAACGATCCATTTGGTCGAACGAATTTCGGATGACAAGTCGAAAAAACTTTCGTTCCCAGTTTCTTGTGATATTCAAGATTTACAAGATTGCGTAAACAATGGTCGATATAAAGATTTGGTTCCGAATGATGCGTATAAATCGATCGTTTATTTCGAAGATTTTGGTTTGATAAAAACTGGAACAAGAGGTAAAAACGACATTTACAATTCGCGATTACGTTTGGTTTGCTGGATGAATGGTCAACGATTGGGTAAAACGGACTGTTCAACTGCTTCTGAAGCCATCAAATCAATTTTGAATGTAATACCTCGAAACAACGCAAATTATGGTGAATACCAAAGGTTACGAATTAGTATGCGCCAACAAGTTGTTAAATCAAAAGCGATTTTTTCAAAATACACTTACAATGATCACATGCAGTATTTGATTTACCCATTTGATTATTTCGCTTTGGATTTTGATGTTTCGTTTCATTTGAATCGCGATTGCTTGGGTGATTTCCAAGCTGGCGAATATGATAAATGTAATACGATATGAATTGGTTTATTTTCCATACCGTATTATGCGCGATCGCTGGTTGGGTTTATTTCGAACATTTGGTTAAACCAGGAATGATTTTATCACCTTGGGCGAAGTTTTTGAATATTAAAATTGGCACACTTCGAAAAGGTGGGCCGATTAATTGGATTTACAAACCATTGATTGGATGCGTTTATTGCGTTTCTGGTCAAATTGCTTTGTGGTCATACTTGTGGGTTGTTGATATTACCCAATACGATATTTGGTATCATACGATGTTCGTATGCTGCACAATTTTTATGATTGATGTTATAAAACGATTAATTAATGGAGTTAAAAACGATTGACTTTAGCAAACGTCAATTTGAAGCAAATGGTACAACGTATTACATAGCGAACAAATTGACTGCGGACAGGTTTTTCAAATTGCAAGAACTTGAATTTGATGTGAGGTTTGGATTTGATCAAAAACAACATAACGCGCAATTGCGTGAATTGTATGAAATGATCAATCAACAACAATTTGCGGATGCGGCCGTGACTGTTTACAACATGATGCAATCCATCGTTGATTTGGGTGAAAGATACAACCCAATTTATACGTATTGCACGGTTTTCGTAAACACCGAAGATGAAGATGTTACGGTTTGGGATGAAAAAGTTGCTGAATCCAAAATTAAAGACTGGCAAGCGGAGGGCTTCGATTTCAACAGTTTTTTAAGCTTGGCTCTGAGTATTGGATCGGATTTGAGAAAAGATTATCTCAAAATTATCCACAATACATCGGAGCAAAAGACAGCTTAAAATCAAAAGCGAAAAAAAAGCACCAAAAAGCCAAAAAAAAACAGCAAGGGCCGAAATATAGGGACACACTAAAACTGGAGTTCAAAAATTATTGGTTCAAACTGTATCATATGTTGTCGAATGGAGATTTGACACAAATTGAGTCTTTAAAACGAACAGATATATTCGACTTTTTCGAGCATTTGAAAATTTTCGAAGAAAAACAAGAGGCCGAAATTTCAAGAATTGAAAAGCTAAAAAATAAGTCGATTAAAAAAGGTGGTAAAAAGAAATAGATATGCCAGATGTTCGGTTAAATATCATTGTGGAATCCGAGTTGGAACAAGAATTGAACAAGGGTACCGCGGCCGCTGATGAATTTAAAAAAACGGCCAACGACTTATCGAAAACAGTTTCCAAAGGTTTTGAAGACGCTACTGATAGCGCTGAAAAGTTGACTAAAGAAGAAGTCGAACAACAAAAAATCGTGGACAAAACCACGAAGCAATTAAAACAAATGGCAGCTGAAAAAAAGAAAGCTGCAGATCCAAAACAAGTCAAAAAATTAAACGATGAGTTGGATAAAACCGAAAAGAAAACGAAAGGTTTATCATCCAATTTCAAAGCATTAGGCGCGACAATACTGGCCGCGTTTGGTGTTCGTGAAGTTATCAATTTTGCAAAAGGTTCGATTGACGCATTCCGTGAACAAGAACGTTCGGTAAAAAAGGTTGAGCAAGCAATAATTTCCACGAACAACGCGGCTGGTTTATCATTGCAACAATTACAAGAAGAAGCGAGTGCATTGCAAA